TAGTATGATACTTCAAAAACAATTCCTTTTTGTCTATCAAGATATGGCTATTGGTAAAAGAGGTGTTCTTCTTAGTTATTAAGGGTATTTTCTTAATAGCTGAGAACAATTCCCCTGCTATGTCCTTGAGTGTCTTAGCACTTTCAATAGCCTTCTGGAGAGGCGCCTTAATTTTATTGATAACAAAATCCCTCATCGGGAAATATAATGCCCAGTAAGATACTAAGGCTGGTGGGGCGTTTTTAGGAACTGTCTCCCTTCCCCCACCTTCCATAGACTTTTCTACTAGCGGAAAATGGCCTACCCCATCTCTCATTGCTTGAATCATAGGGTCAACTTTTGGGTATTCATAACCCTCCGGCGGTTTAAGACTATATCCCTTTGGTATCTCCAAAGACTGCCTCCATTTGATTAGTAGGGGAGATTGTTAGTCTCCCCTACTTCCTAGTTTAGCTGTCGATTGTCAGGAATACCATGAAGTGTTCCAGTTCCGTAATAGCAGGGGTCAGTGGATAGCCGATAACGATTTCAGCCGTTACGGAAGCCTCTGGGTCAACACAAGCAGCAGTAGTACCCACAACAACCTTTGTCCCTTTGGCAATGGCTGCATTCGGCATTGCCGCAGCAGGTCCGCCTGTCTGACTCCAGAAGTAGTAATAGGCGGTAGACACCACAAACTGTGGGATACCGACGCACATACCCGTCACAGGAGCAGCTACAACGATTACGTTGGCGTAAGGATTCTGGTGAATACCTACCTGCGAAGTTGCTGTAGCCAGGGCTATGGTTAGAGGGTCATACAGGGTAATCAAGGTTTGAGACGTGCCTGAGAAAGCCTCACTAGACTTTATCTTGTAGCACTGGCCTTGCCCGGCACCATCATTGACTATCAGGTAGCCCTCAGCCAATCCATCTGCGTTGGTAGCAAGCGGGTAAAGATTCATGGCGGCTTGGCTGGTTATTGATACAACGTAATCTCCGATTTCAGCCGCAACCCCAATCGCCATGTCGTCATCCGTCACCGCATTGACAGCAGGCATTGACTGGATTGGTACTCCTATGGCTAAAGCAGCGGCACCATTCTTACAGTACCTCCACACCCTTTCACCCTGAACCAGCTTTGTGCCAAGTGGGAAAAGTTGCGTAGCACTTTCAGCATAGGGATTAGGGGGTACACCTTCCAGTAAAGCGCTCTGCTTGCCTACATTCGGGTAAAGTAGTACATAACCAGATTTATTATAAACCTGGCGCATATATTTTGCTGTTCCATCAGCCATGTTAGTTAAACCTCCTTATTTATTTAGACCGGGATTAGGTATAGGTAGCGCCACAAAGCACAGCCGCAGCCTTGCGATGTCGCAGAGCCGCACCCAGATATGCCTTGATTCGCTTGCCTCTGGCATCCAGTGACTCCATTGGGCCACCCCCGGCTAGATTCTCGACCTGAATCATGCCGTAGCCATTGATACCACAGAAGCCCCTCGGTGAGATATAAAGTGCGAATATTGGGGAAGTATCTCCGGCGCCAGTATCGTAGTTGTAGGTTGAGATGGTCGTTACGCTACTAGATGGGTCAGGCATATTGTCTTTGATACCATCATTGACAATAATTCGTGACCTGCCGTACATTTCGACAGGTTCTCCGAGTTTACCTGTCCCTACCAGCAAGTTATTACCCGCTGCTTGAGCAAGCTCCTGCATTTTATCGCGCATCAATGCGGACATCATCAAGTGCGAACAATAAGGTCTGACCGCGCTTTGCAATCGCCTTATCATCCTTAATGTCAGGGTAGCCGATGCGCTGGCAGCCGCCGTAAGCACCTGGGTATTATGAGCCGCAGCATCCGTACCGGTATACAGCCAACCATCAAGGTCTGCGGTAGTAGATGACTCCACCCGGGCAATGTGGATGAGTAAGCCTATCATGTCACTACCCGACAAATTGGCATTAGCCGTAGTACCTGCGTAGACAGCCAGCTTATCGAATGTTCGGCTTATCTGTTCGGATTTCGCCTCCACATTGTCACCCATCAGCTTCTGTAAGCTATGTCCACTGGCAAGGGCACCACGCATATCTACAGTGACATCATCACCAAGGGTTGCTAATGGAGCATCCCTGTACTCCCAGTGAGGATTGGTTATGTTCCACGTAGCATTAACCGCGTGCTCAGTTATATCTCCATCATCGAGGAACATTTTTTGCCGGGATACATCGTTGCTTGTCAACTCATCAAATGGAAATTCTTTAAGTAAGGGGGACTGATTCTCCATGACTTGAGCAATATCTAGTCTCAATTCGGCATCATGCCCTCCATACTTGTATTCCGTAAGTATAGTAGCCAAGTTATTAACCTCCTGTTATTTATTTTTGTCTGCTTTTTCGATGTGTCTTGCGATTCTCTCTGCCATAGAGAGGTTTGATAAGTTCTCCCCTCCGCCAGATTGCGAAGGTGAAAGCGGCGCTTTCCTCGGTCGGGCTCTAAATCCTTTCTCCTGGGACGATAGGTAAAGTTTCTTTGCCTTCTCGTTTCCTTCGTAGTCCGTCATTCCCTTAATTACCTCTTCAAGTTGTTTACGAACTTCGTCTCCCTTTGGAAAGAATTGCTCTACGACCATAAGGAAATTCTTATATTCTTTGATATTGGCTATCGCATCGTTGATAAGTTCAAGTCCACCACCGGCCCTGATGTTGGGGTTTGGGTCGGTAAGATGAAACTCTTTGGCAATAGAGGGGTCGAGTCCCTTTGTCATTCCGTCAATGAATTTAGTAGTTGCCTCAACCTGGTCTACATTACTGTTATATTCGTCAATCTTCTGATTGAATGTCTTGATTTCTTCTTCAAAGGTCTTTTTACCCTCTTCGGGTAAACCTTCGTCATCGTAATCCTGGAGTAGTTTTTTCAGACGAGCTTCCCCACTCCGCCCGGACAGTTGCCTTTTGAGGTCGGCGCTCTCCTGCTGTAAGGTCTTAATCAGTTCACTGTTTGATTCGTGGCGTTCCCGATAAGTGTTAGCCTTTTTATCAGACTCCGCCTGAATCAGACGTGTTATTTCAGCCTGCTGTTCGTCAGTCCACTTGGTAGTCTCTGGCTCTTTGGCTTCCTCATCTTTTGGCTCTTCTCCTGTTTCCCCGGCTGTCTCTTCCGAAGTTTCTACTGGCTCTTCTGAAAACTCATCGGCCTGATTTATGGCAGTCTCCAGTTTGGGAGTAGTAGCCTCCGTAGTTTCTAATACCATTTGCTAACCTCCTTAATAAATAAAAAGGGGGGTCTGCTTTTCACACAGACCCCCGATTTCTTCGTAGGGCAAATATGTTATTTAATTAACTAATCAATAGCACTAACTAGGCTTTCTGTCAAGTAAAATGTTCGTGGTAAGCTGTACCAGGTGAATTACGCCGTCTTGAATCTTGACCAGGACCTGTCCATGCCCTGTACTCTTTTCTATCTTCTCAATTTCCCCTTTAATTAACTGTAACTCAATTTCTTTCATTACTTGTATGGGTTGAAAGGTTGTTTCTCTGTCTGCGAGGGTTGGGAGGGCAAACGAGGTCTTTCTTCTTCCGATTGTTTATCTACATAACTCTTAACACCCAATATGTTAGCGCCGAAGTTGATTAACCCTGGGATTACCTCACCCGTTGTCATCTGTCCTGCGCTTTCAATCATCCCACCAGCAGCGAATGGAGTTGAAGAACGAGCAATCCACCCCATTAGCGCTATTGGGTTAATAGGTTTACTCCCAACAACATTATAGTTATAGTCTCTGCCTGTAATTAAATCAAAAGCGGTAGCGACTAAACCAGAACCCATTGACCTGAGAACATTCAGAGGTTTCCCTGTCCCAATATTTATTATCGCGCCAAGTAGTGAATCCCAGGAACCAAATAATGAGAAGTAACCACTACCAACCTGAATACGCATAAACCTACCATTACGTTTACCATCAACAATAGGTCTGAAGTCAGTGTCCTGCTTAAGCGCGGCATTTATTGCCACTGTCAGTAATGTCCCAAAGGCAATCATCTTTAAGAAAGCATTACGAGCCATCGCCTGATCAACAGGAGCATTGGGTCGTAATCCAGCAGCAGCCCTACCTACAACATCTAGTCTAGCCTGCAACCATTTCGGAGCAAATAGTAATGTATCACCAATACCGCCACCTGCTCCTTTCGCAGCCCATCCAGTCATCATATTAGCGCCAAAGGCTATCCTTTCAAGGTCGCCACTTGCCTCTAGTTGCTTTATAGTTTTCCCCTTCGCCATTTCAGCTTGTAACTGATTATCCCGCCAGAGATTCCGAGCTACATCGCCAAATGCACCGAAAGCTCTGTTTGATTGCTTAATAATAGGGAGGTCGCTAATTTTACTACTTACACTAATAGCCTCAAGGAAACCACTTGCCCCAAAATAATGGGAACCATACTTTGCCCATTCAGCGTTAGTCAGTCTCCCTGCCTTTACCGCGGCAGCATCAGAATCAGCCAAGAAAGCTCCTGTAACATCTTTATCGAAGAAAGACTGAGCCTGTAACCTAAATGCCTTTGCCCAAGCAATAGGGTTATCATAAGCCATTAGTAATCCCTGAATAGCCGATGCTGAAAGGTCGCCCGTTGCGTGAGTCATTGCCCACAAACCATTAAAGGACTGAACTACCCTACCCACCTGAGCACCTTTGCCAGTTAAATAACCCTCGTTTTTAAGGATGATATTAACAGCATTAGCTTGCGCAAGGGGGAATGTCCTACCCTGTAATCCAGGCAATGTAATCACGCCCTGGTCTCTTGGCGTTACCTGAGCCTGTCTCATTGCCTTATCATAAGATGGCTTTAATGCTTTGAGAGCATCTATATTACTTTTGAGTAATGCTTTCAGTTCAGATAATACTTGTGGCGGTCTTCCCCCTTTCATAGTAGACAACCCTTCCTGTAATGAGATAATAAGCTCAGAAGTATCAGTAAATTCAGGGTCGTTAGCCCATAGGTCAATGACACCCATCTGTCGTTGAGTTAAAGCGCCTACATTACTTTTTAACTTGATTATATTGGACTTAATCTCATCTACTGTCTTGGCTACTTCAGGGTTTTGTCTTAGCATCCGCATCTTGGGAGTTTCCCCTAATAATTTCCCTGTATCATCAGTTAATGCCTTAAAATAATTAACTATATGGGCATCGGTAGTTCTTTGCCCCGCTCCTTTGACATAACCAATCAATGCCTCACCTAATGGCGGATATTTATAACCTGCTTTAATCCCTTGAGCCTGGGAATCAAAAATAGCTGGTTTCTCAAATCCCTTCTTCATACCACCCCCTCGACCACTCACCTTATAAGGCATATCTACATCTTCCAGAGTAGCCGAGCTTCTAGGTATGTAGAAACCACCATTCATAACATCACCACGACTGCGAATATCTATACCCTCTTCAGTCATTAAATCGTGGTAAGGTTTAAGAGAGTTCCTTATGGTGATTAAAACTTTTAACTGTTTTCCAGTGATACTATCTTGATAAAGAGGTAATCGAGCAGCCACATCCTGAATAGTCGGTGCTCCAATCTCAGGGACTACACCACGAAGAGAAGGTATGCGATTCTTCTCATCAAACTTGAAAGCCTTATTTACCGCATATTGAGATTGTTCCCCTAAGTCATTTGCCAGTGATTCTATAATTGGCGCTAACCGGGCTCTCTCTGTCATAGCTGGATTAGCCAGTGCATCCTCAAGGACAAGTTCATGTCCACCTATTTTAGTATAAGCGCGACTGAATTGACCTCTTAGATAGTTTCTGAGTGTCTCTTGCCGTGTGAGTCCTGGCTCAATAGTTCTAATCCCGATAACATTCTTTGCCTTCGGTTTGGGTTCAATACTCGGTGGCGGATTATCTATACCCCCCACTACAGGCGGAGCAGGTGGTTGAGTTGGAGGTGGTTGTTTTACTTCCGCCACTACAGGTTGTGCTACCTGCTGTTCTGGTGCCACTTCCTCAGCAACAGGCTTCCTTATGGCTTGTGGTGCTTCTGGGAGCACTTCGTTGTAAGTGTTCAACATCGCATCGAGTTGCTTAGTTGTGTATCCCTGATACGCACCGGCTTTAGCGCCACCATGATAAGGCATAGAGCGATTGCCTAGTTCGGTTTCTATCTCTGCTTTAGCATTCTGTAACCCTTCGGGATTATCTTTATTGAAAGTTATATCAGCCTTAGCTTCAGCAACCGCAGCATCAATCCCTTTCTGTCCTGTAATCCCTCTTGCCTTCTCAAGTTTAAGTTGCTCATCCATTGAGATTTGAGTAACAACGCCCTTGCCTTTCGGTCTGACCTCTTTAGCAGATACCTCTTCAGGTAACATGGTTTCCTGTATCCCAGCTTCAGGCATACCAGCCTGTTGGGGGAGGGATGCTAAGTCAGGATAATCCTCCAATACTTCAGGGGGGACAGGCTTGCCTTCAGATAGGGCTTGTTTAACAGCCCTCTCGTGAACTCCTGCCTTATAATTTATTGCCGATTGTGTAGTAGCTTTACCTATGAATTTCCCCTTAGTCATTCTCCAAGATTCGCTAGGTTTAGTTATACCAGAAGGCGCATACTGCGAATATTGTGCCCTTATATCCGCTGGAACTGGCTTACCTTCTTTTAGTGCCTTAATTACTTCGTCAGCATATTCTTTATTGAAATCAACCTTAAACCCTTCTTCTATCGCATCTTGCATTTTAGGGTCTAGTGATATTCTGTATTGAGTATATTCACCTTTAGTCATCTGCCATGGTTGTTTCGTAAACTCTGGGGCAGGTGGAACCTTGGGCTTTTCCTTACCGATAGCCCCTCGTTCACCAGCAGCAATCTCTTTGACCTGAGCTATAATTCTTTCGATTAGTGTCTTGCCTTCTGGTGTTTCTGCCAGTTTATTAAGTGCAGCCTCATTAGCCTTTTCCTCGGTCAGCCCTTCTTTAATAGCCTGTGCTTTATCCGCATCAAACTTCTGTTTAAGGTTTGGAGGCATAGATTGTTGGATTCCCTCTTGAACAGAAGTCATAAGACCTCCCGCACCACCCATACCAGCACCCATAATGAACCCCAATGTTGCAGCTTCCCACATCTGCGGGTCAATTTTGACCTCTTGGCCTAATGACTGTCTTTGGATAACATCCTGTATAGCTTCCTCAACACCTTCCTGTAAACCTACTGCCATAATCTTGCCACCAACCATCAGATACTTAACAAACTTATTTCCCATTCTGAACGGAGTGGGGGCGAAGGATAATGCTAACTCAGCTATATCAAATCCACCTACTGCCAGATTCTTAATAAATGTACTTTGACTGGCCTTCTTAGCCTCGCTTTCAGGCATACCCTGTGCTAAGGCATCGTTATAAGTACCACCAGCTTCCATTAAACTCTCTATCGGTCTGGATGCCAAAGTACCCGCCAGCGAACCAACCACCATAGTCCCAAAAGCACCTAAACCTAATGCAGCCCCAACCCCAGCACCAGCAACATAACCACCCATCGCTAATGGGATGAGACTAGCCATAATAGGAAGTGTCCTAGGTACTTTAGTAGTCCAGAAATCAGGTTTAAGCAAATCACCAGCATCGAACTCACCTAAAGTATCCTTTGGTGCTAATGATTGCCATTTCTTAGCTTCCTTCATCATTATCTGGTACTGGTCTTTGTATCCCAACATACCAGAAGCCCCCCCAACCACACTGAGTAAATCACCTACCCCCGCTTGTACTGATGCTATTGGCTTTGGTTGCTTGGGTGCCCCGTAAGCCATTCTAGTTGATGTAACTGGACCCGACACACCAAAGTCAGAATAGTCCTCTCTCCCTTTGAATGGAGTAGGAAACAAATCAGGTAACTGGTTATATTGCCTATCTGGTTGAGGATAACGCTTGGGGACGGATAATCCTTGTAGTATGTTAGGTGGTTGAGCCGGTGGTTGAGCCGGTGGTTGCTGCCTATACGGATTGAAAGGAGTACGCCCGCTAGGCGGCCTTCTCCTTACCTGCGAAGGAGGCATCTTGAGAGATGCCAGCGTTTTTCTCGCGTCAACAACCTTCTTCCCTAAAATATCTTGCCAGCTAACTACCATCTAATGTCCTTTCGAATAGCTTTGGAGTCAATTCCTTTATCTGTGTAGATTGTTCCCTAATCTGAAATTGAAGTAATCTTATTTCTTTTCTTAATTCACACTGTGAGCAAGGAGACATTTTACTATGCTTCGAAGCATCAGGCATAAGCTCTAGGTTTTCAATACGGTTATCATCCTTAATACCATTCTTGTGATGGACTACTTCTTGTTTTAATAAACACCTTCCGAAGTGTTGAGCCATGACGAGACGGTGTTCAGCTACATAGCCACTTCCATTGGCCATTTGGTAAAATATATCATTTGGTTGAAGCCGAACATACATATAGCCATGACTTGTCTTAATTCGGCCACCTTTCCAAGCATGATTTTTTTCACCACTTTGAATAATAGATGAACTTTTCCCTGAGCAAATAGAACATCTAATTCTAATTGGTTTCCCACCATGCTTTGTATCGTGAGCTTCTACCCACCGTTCTTTTCCACAATCAGGGCAAGCCCACCATATTTTATACCTCAATCCACTATCAGCACGTCTTATTCTCCTAATTACCCCAATGTGAGGCTTTCTTAATATATCAAGTGGCGGGATTATAATTGTTCTTTTCCGTTTGTGTTCTTCAGTGCGAGTCCATACCCCAGTAGGCATTTATCCTTCTCCTTTCACGATAACCTTTAGCAGAGCCTATAGTCAACGGAAGCGAAGGCTAGGCTGTAGCCTTCCGGCCATACCCGTGCCTGGCTGTCTGTAGTATTTCGGTTTATACCCTACCATCAGCTTCTCCAAAGCTGCTTTCAGGGGGTCTTCTTCATTATTCATTTGTGTGGCGTAGCCTCCACTAAAGTCTTCAGGATTGAGATTAGCTATATTCTGTTGATTGTAGTCAAGCGCCGTCTGTGCTGCTGCTGCTGGCCCACCTTCCCCAAAATATGTCCCACCAAGATATGATCCCGTAGGCGCACTACCAGCAAGCGCAGATAGACGTGAACCCTCACTTTGTAACCTTCCCATTGCTTCGTCATAGCTTTCCCCTTGAGGTTCAGGTGTGTTCATCCTTCTCCACCACGATTCACGAACAGGTTGCATGTTCCTGACAGTTTCAGGTATTTGAGACTCAAGAAATGACCTTAACCTGGTTCCTTCACCATACGGAATCCCCCTCTGAAAACCTTTTATGAGAGGTTCGTTAGATGGTAAGGAAGGCATTGCAGCCGGAGTGGCCCTCGCTCCCTGGTTATTAAATGCGTTTAGGAACGCTTGAGCCTCTGACCTGTAACCTTGTCCCGCTTTGCGCATATCCGCTTGTTTCTTGACTTGTTGCTCGGCCTGTGTCATCCTGCCAGCACCAAAGGCTTTGTTATCAGCCCTTTTCATACCTTCTGTAATCATGTCTTGAGGATGTAATTCAAGTAAGGGCGCTATCTCCGCCATGCTGAGTCCGGCATCCCGAAGCTGCTTTACCCCATATTCTCTAACTGCCTGCTCCACCTCGGCATCTCTTTGCTGACGACCAGCAACTTCCGCCTGATATTGGCCTGTTTCCTCTCCATATTGCTTCCGCCTGGCTTTGGCATAATCAGAGGTATCCATTCCAGCCAACCCACCATAAAGTAATTCGGGGTTTATGTTGGCAGGTAGATTTTTTGATTGAATACGCTGTAATAAGTCACCTTTATCAACATAATTTGCCAGATAACTAATATCTTCATCAGGGACACCCATGCGTTGCAAGTGTTCAATCGGAAATTGCTGAAAGGCATAAGTGGCATATATTTGGGTGCCTATCTCATCACCGGGTATTATCCCAGCAACTATAGCCTCATCTATTATAGCGATTAACTCATCAGGCGTGATCGCGTTTTTAATCCTGTCCAGATAACCTTCCTTCTTCAGAACCGCAATGACTTCAGCTTTACTACTCCCGGGTGCTTGTGGGAGATATGGCTTAACATTCTGCTCCCATGTTTGATATACCGGGTCTTGCATCCAGTCTTCAGTCCAACCGAAAGGCCATGTATATTTTGCCAACCAAGCATTTTGTTCTACCCAACCATAACTTTTATTTAGCCAGTCTAAAAACTCTTGCGGCGGTTTCCTTGGTTCTGCCATTATCCTACCCCCGACCTGATAGAATTATTCATGTTCGTCATTGGCTCTGCGGCTACCCTGCCTGCTTCCCCTGTTATATCAGGCTGGCCACCAGCACCCGCGGGAGGCCCCCCTTGAGGTGGAGGCGGGTTAAAGGAAGACTGATATTGTTTAGCCAACGATGCAGTTTCTATCTGCCTAAACATCTCAACAAGCCATAAATGATGACCAGCCATTGCTTCGTCCCCTTGGTCTTTATACCACCTAGCCATCTGTAGATTATGATAGATTGGGTCTTTGGCTGCAATCTCAGCATGTTTCTCCTGCTCTATCATCTCTAGTGTACGGGCAGGGTCAGTAGATAAATTATGTTTGGATATAGCTGACCTCCTATCACTGAGCCCAGCATTTACCTTTTGAACTGCCAGCCCTAACTCAATGGCCTCATCCCTTAGTCTATCAGCCACCAGTTCGCATGAGAAGTTGTGTTCTTCTACATCTTTCGTTTTAAGCTTGGTTGTGAACGGCTGCCGATATATGTCCCTGCCAAATACTTCAACCTGTGGATAGTTCCCCGCTTTGAACTGCTTGACCAATTCCTCCGCTATCCAGACAAAAGTATCTTCTATGTTCTTGTTGAAAGGCTGGGTAAACTCCAATGCGGCCTCCCTGAGAATACTAGCTAGAGCGCCAGAGCCTTGCCCGAAAACACCGGAGGTAACCGGGTCTAAACCAGCTAGAGAACTATAACTCCTTATCGTTTTCAAGAGCTGGTCTACTATCCGGTTGTCAGGAGCCTCAACAAACCCGTTAAACTCCTCCCCCTTTGCCTTATCGAGAAACGCCATCGTGTCCCTGTTGGGAGCTGCTTCCCGCATCGCCTTCAACTTGTTTATCTCTTCCGGCACTTGCCCGTCACTTAAAGAGCTATCATAAGAGGCAATACCCTTCACCCTCCCGCTTTCCTTAGCTTTGGTCATCTCTATTGTGAGCAATTCCGACTCTATCGGTATAATTTCACGGCTATTGACATACACACTCTGCCAACCATACTTACTAATGTCCTCTGTCTCGCTCATTACCGGCGGAGTCCCCCCAACAGGATTAACAAAGACAGGCACATAGCCCTGACCATGTTTGTCTCCATCAACATACTCACCGCTAATAGCCGTTTTCCACTCGTCCCCATCCCAGAAGGTATAAACAGTAACCAGCCCGTTATCTCCAGATTTCTCCAGTGCCAATCCTTCCTTAATCTGTACTTTGTATTGCTTCTCTACATAAGCCCTCTTTTTATTCTCTCTGTAGCAGAACCAGATAATACCATCATCCCCTTCGATAAACTGGCAACCATACGGGTCATAATACGTGATGTGAGGCGTAATCTTACCATCATTTTCTGTAATTAAAACACTGCAAGCTGTTCCGGCATGAATCGCAGCATAAAAAGAAAAGGCATCCTGCAAGGTTACTCCGCTTGGCTTCCTTGTATTGTTCCTGTTTGCCTGGTTGATAAACCCAAGAGCTAACCTCTCAGTATCAGCTACCCGCTTGTTCTTTACTCTCTCTTCCTCCAATACATCAATAAAAAGATTCATATAGGACTGCTGCAATAAGCCCTTGACTTTATTCCCCAATGTCTTCCCGGACGGCGTGGTTACATTTGTCCACTTCCCTTCAGTTTGTGGCATCTCGAAGTCATACGGACCGAAGAATCCAAAGTCAGTGTCCATCTGGTCACGAATGGCTTTTAGGTCTGAGTTCCCCCAGAGCTCATCGCTTAACTTGATTTCGTCTTTCGCTTCGCCGAGTGACATCGTTATCCCCTCCCAAATGGTAATATGATTTGTGGTACTTCCGGCTGCGGTGATGCTACTGTCTTCTGGTTTATCTCAGACAAGACTTCACCTAACGCCATGAAAATACACACCTGCTTCTGCATCATTCCACCCGCTCCCCTCTTCGTTAAAGTGGTAGCCATAGCGCAATTCTCCAATGCGTTCTTATCGCACCAGTCCCCAATGAACGGGCACTTCTTTGCCTGCCTACCTTCTTCCATCTTCATATGGCCTCCTCTCTGAGAACTTTACCAAACCCCTTACACACAGAACATAACTCCTGGCCATTTAGCCCTTTACCTCCGCAAGAAGGGCAAGTTACCTTTTCTCCCTCATAGTGCCATTGGTCTAATGCAATGAGTTTTGTCCTGAGTTCATTGGTTATTTTGACTGCTCGTTCCTCATCGTCGGTGGGAACTGTATTAAGTAACAAAACCTCCTCCGTATTGGAAAAAAGTTTATACCCTCTCTGCCCAAGAGTCCTTTCAACCATATATGCCTCACCATCCCTAGTCATGCCAACTTCCAGCGCCTTTTCTTCTCTAGGAATATCCACTTCCCATTCTTCAATATCGATTGAGCGGTCATCCTTCACCCATTTCAAATCTTTCACATAGGCTTGAGCCTTTTCCTTAGTAGAACATACGGCTTCAATTCTATAACTAGAATACTCGCCACTTGTAACTATGTAGACTATCACCTTATGGCCTCCTTTAACCTCTCTCCTATACGTTGCTTAATCTCTCCCGCATAGCTCTTTCCATCCTTAAAACAGATGTGCATATATCTTCCACCAGAAAGAGACTTCGTTCTTATGCGACCGCCCCTTCGCCGACAATCCTCAAAAGCCTTCGGACTCATATTACTATCCCCTTTACCAGTTAATCCCCACTACCGGCACTCCCCTGGACGTATTGGCCACCTTCCTGTAACCACTCACGGCATACCTCCGCGAGTCCATACAATGAGACCATCTATGCGTCGTCTTTATCACCTTGCTAACTGCTCTGTCATCATCCCTTTCAACATCAAGATACCTATAGTTCCTCTGGTCTTTAATAGCGTGTAATGAGTCTTTAGTCCAGTGTTGATAATACTGATTGACCCTCTTAATGCCAAAGTCTACACTCCCTTTGCCTTTGGCTGCCTCTTGGATGTTATACCCGTGTACCCTCTTTAACTCCATTGAAGCCAGAGGATTCTCAGGGTCAGGGAAAACAGGCTCTTTCTTCACCCCGCACAACTCCATCTCCCTGGCTATCTGGCTTATATCCAGATTGTAAAGGTAGAACATCTCCCGCGAATAGAGCTTGTCACCTATGATAACATTCTTTATCAGGACATTAGGGTCAACCGAGCCTCCATAATCCAGCCCATAAAAGCAGGGCCCCTCAGGCAATATATCCACCTGCCCAAACTCAGGATAGACAAGCCCCTCAATCTTACCCAATAACCCAAGCTCGTAGATATTGTGGTAGTTAGGGTCCTTCTTCCCCAGGTCAACTATGTCCTCGGCCTTGTCCTTCGGGATGACACCTAACGCATCAAGGTAGGTAGAGTGGTCATAGTCCCACTTGGGATCATTCATATAGTAATCGTGGGCCCAGAACTCACTACGTGGGTTCCAGTCTATGATTGTGAAGATGTTAGTTCTACTTATCAGCTCCTTAGCCGTATGCCAGGGTAAGGTATCACCTTCATTGATGAATAAAATATCGCGTCTCATTCCCAATGCTTTCTCATTGTCAGCACTAAGGAAGGTCAACACAGCCTTCCAGTAAGGACACCGGTATACATGGTCGGTCTGATTATAGTAAGGATTGTTCTCAGGGATTTCCTCGATGATATTGAAAAAGTCCTTGATACACCCACCCTTTAAGTGGGGTACGGACTCCGATACTATGTCAATATCTACCTTCCTAGGGGCCTTAATAGCTATTGCTATCAATGCCTGCAACGCTGAGTACGTCTTGCTACTGTATGTCCCACCCTCTAGCAGTATGCCCTTCTTACCACCTGTCCAAGCTCCTAGTATCGCATCATATACCTTTGTTAGCTTGACCTTTAAGTCTGGTGCTTTCGTAGCTACTGCCATCAATCTTCCCCTTCCTCTAACAGTCTATCACCAGCATGAGCCGTTAGGTCCTTGCCCTCTTGGCTACCATAGAAGTTGAATACCCTGTTATCGTTAAGCTGAGGAGCCTCAGAGTATATCTTATCCATCTTGTTGTGTTCCGCTATGGCCCCCACCGGGTCCCGTAGCTTGAGAGTAGTCCTGTATCCTGCTAGTGTACGCTCTGTCCTGATTTCCTGAACTGCTGATGTCTGTAGTTGTGCTTTATTTTTAATATTCAGGTTGCCATACTCATCAACGAAGTCTGCTACTGTAGCACGCTGTATCTGTGTTAGTATTTTCTGGCGTTCCTTGACTGTGCTAATAGCAGCAGCTTCAACTTTTGAGCGTAGTTCTTGGATTCTTAGTTTCACTTTAGTAAGGTTAGCGAGCCTTGAAGCATTAACATCAATAGCTGCTAAAGAGTAATTAGAAGAATAGCCAGCTAGGCCCCAAGCTTCACGTTGTGGCACATCTTGAAAGAGAAGTAAGGCAAACTTCTCTTGACGTGAGGTTAGCATAAATAATCAATACACTATTTAGTAGGATTTGTCAAGTAGGGGTTCTTATTCATCTCATGGTGTTCGGCTACATAAGCACAATAAAGGCCGTGGCTATTCTTGAATAATGTCCCGTAGCACTTCTTACAGTAGGGATGCTTCATAAAGCCCTTAGTAGCAGGCTCCCCGCAGTTGACACACATAAACATACTCTCGTCTTTCATTTTATGTTCCTCCCAAAGATTTTTCCCTTTCATAGCCCACAAACTATTGCATATTGGGCATACTAATCCTGGATAGTGTTTACCATTGTAGAAGAATTGGTCGTCTCTCATTTCTAATGTGTGCCCGTTAGGACAAGTATCATGAATTTCCTTAAAAGTAATTCTCATCGAAGATCCTTCTTCCACCCCTTCTTGAGCCAGTATTCTGCTTCCTTTAAGGTAGGAAAATCCTTGGCTGGGCGGTAGTAATACTCGGTATCTATTTGTCTGGAGTATATAAACCACGACTCCCCCGGATTGTACTGTATGATTCGTGCCCCTCTGTAGTCAACTACTTCCATCTCACCTCCTCGGAAACTCCTGTCTTTGAATCCCATAATATTCAGCCATCGGCTCTTTAACGAACACTGGTATGTTAGCTTTATCCGCTGCGGTAATTATCTCGTCTACCCATTCTCGCTTAGGGAGTGTCTTTGCCGATATGGGCGTTTGGCAGCCGATGATTGCCCAATTCACACCTGAATGTTTGATATATCTCTCAATGACATTATCACTAGAAAACAACATCCCCAATAATGGCTCAAAGCTAATAAACTTAACTCTAGCGTCAATTGCTTCTAGCCTCTTAAATGCCTCTCTTATGGACGGCGGTTCTGTTGCGGATGCCCCTA